TAATTACCCATTTCGAACCAAGTGTAATATAAGAAGTAATTGTTCCTATTCCTGCTTCTAATGAATTTAAAGTATTATCTCTAAATTCATTTATTTTACCAAGACCTTCTGAAATATTAGTTTTTATTTCATTTATTTTTTCTTCTTTAATTTTTTCTTGGTTTTTCTTATTTTCATCTTCAGTACTTTTTGTATTGATAGATGCCATTATTTCTGATAATGGTTTAATATGTACTTTTGTCCAATAAGCCGTATAATATGCTAATCCATCTGTAATTTTTTGAACAGATAATAAATCTTCTGTTTTATCTATTACATATGCAGTTAATTCTTTTGTTGTAACAGTAACAGCATGTTCTATTAATTGTGTGGATAATTTTTTTATTAAATTTGGATCTGTAACTGTATTAAATGCAGTAACAGCATCACTTGCTATTTGTTTTTCTCTTGCAAATACATTAGATACTTCTCCTGCTAAAAATTTAGATCCTACATTAATAGTTATAGCATCTATATTACCAATTAAATCACCTGGTAAATCTTCTTTTTTTATATATGATTTAATATCTGTCATTAATTAATTGTCGTATTTTCTGCTTTTAAATTTTCTACTACAGTTGAACCAATTGCTTGTACCGCTAAATTCATAGCAGCAGATGCTGCTGGTAATGTATATGGATTACCAATATTTTGTGCTACTTGTTGTAAATATGTGCGAAAATTTGATAACATAGTTTGCAATTTATCAAATCTAACAGCATTTACAAATCCTTCATTATCATTTCCTATTTCTACTGAACTTCCTTTAATTCTTACAACACCCTTATCTGCTTTTATTTCAATTTCATTATCAGATTTAATATTAATATAAGTATTTTCAGAATTCTTTAACATAATACCTTGACTTGGAGAATAATATATATAAACACTATTATCACCCATATTTCTTGAAAGAAGAACTTCTGATTGTTCATAATCAGATTCATCTTTTGATATTATATCTTTTGAATCATCATTTAATTCAAACATTGGCCAATACCAGAATTCAGTATAATTCATATTAGTCAATATCCAAATTTTAGAACCGTTCATTAATTTAGAAAATCTTTGATATCCATTCATATTAAACGGATATATCCAAGGAAGACCTTCTTTATTCATTACTTCAGAATTAAATAATCCTGGAGCATCTGCTTTTACTCTTCCTATATATTTTGGATCCTCCACATCAATTACAATGCCTGGTAATATCTTATAATCTTTTAAATCCATATTATCTGCTTATAGTATAATAAACTTGTGTAAATGTATCATCATCTATTGTATTAACATAAATACTTACTATAGGAAATTCTCCAGGACCAAACATATCTTTAACCCAATCTTCTGAAATACCATGACAACTAAATAATTTTGGAAACATATCATATATATCTGGAATATCAGAATATATTTTTTTAAAATTATCAGGGTTTTTAATTATCATTTTATTAAAAAATTGATCTTTAAATATATCATATGTTGCTGTTGAATCAAGTTTATGCGTTGATCGTCTAAATAGAATATCACATTTTTCAGCAAAATTTTCTAATATATAATTAGTTATTTCCTTTTCATTTTTTGTTTTATATGTAAATAATCGCTGAACTAATTCTATAAGTTTACGATTTTCCGAAGGTTCTGCTTTAGAATCTTTACTTAATTTTAACTTCTCTATAATAAAATTATTTATCTCTTTCATATTATTATGCTTGTGATGTTTCTGGTGATTCTGGTTGTACGTCACCTAACATTTCTGAATCTATTTCACCGCCACTTTCTTCACTTTCTGCTCCACCGGCTTCTCCGCCTTCCTTTCCGCCTTCTGCTCCTTCTTCGCCGCCAAGTTCTTCTTCGCCGCCGCCTTCTTCACCTTCATCTTCTCCATTATCTCCTCCTGAAGCAGCTTTCTTAAGTTTCTTTTCTTCTTTCATCTTTCTGTTCATTTCAAGATCAGCATCACTCATCTTAAGATATTTAATTATCAAGAATTCTGGATCGAAATAAGGTTCTTCTTCACCTTCTTCATTAGTTATTACTAAACTGTCTTTCATTGTACCGATAAATTCAACTCTCTTTGTCATAACTTCCATTTCCATTAATTCAGTAAACTGGTTATATGAATTGAAGTGAAGTGAAATTGAATCAAGAATTCTCTTATCATTCTTAATATCAGGAATATTAAGAGTTAATTGAATTCTAAGAGGTTTAAGAATTATTTCAGCAAATGTATTTCTAAGTCTGGTTACAAATCTTGAAAAGTTAATTTCATCACGAAGTTGTTGTGTAGGGTCTGTACCAAACCATGTTGCCTGTGCTTCTTTATCAAATCTGCTTTGAGGAATTTTACTCATTCTATAAAGATTTGATAAGAAATATTTAATTTGGTCACTATCATTTAATTGTGGACCATTATCGACAATAGTTTCAATTTGAGGAGTACCGGCTTCACTTTCAGGCATCCAATATTCTTTATTAAATGGCATGTTTACCTTGCCGTTTACCATAAGTTCACCAGTATCTACATTGAATGAAATTTGTTCCTTATAACGGTTCATTGCTTGTGAAAGGGTTTGCATACCTTTTGCTTTATTCATACCGTTAATAGGAATTGTAAACATAGTTTTAAATGAAGACTGTGTTACTGTCCAAATAACTTGTGCCTGTTCAACGATTCTATAAATATTGAATGGTCTTATAAGTCTTTCAAGATATGATTGACGGTTTGATACCCCGGTATCTTCATATTTTATATATATAATCTGCGCATCTAATAAATATCTTTCTTTACCTTGAATACCTTTAAACTGTACCCAGAATGTTGTTCCGTCTTTAATAGTTTTTGTTAATGTCGCAGGATCAATATCTATGATACCGATTATTGAATGAGGATTCTCTAAATCATCATAAATAATTTCATATGCAAGTACACCATCAATCAAGAATTTCTTAAATACATCCCAAGCTGTTCTTTTCCAGTTTAAAAGCATATACATTTTATAGTATGATGCATTTACTGAGTTTCTGATTTCTTCTGCTGATTTTTCAGTTAACTGTTGTGTTAAACCTGTATCGATAAATGGATCTGCTATATATGATTCTTCATCATCATATACGATACATTCATTTGCCATCATATCAAGAATATCTTCAAGTTCTGGCGCACCAGCCATTTTACGGAGAACTTCTCTTTTCTGTTCTAATGTTTTCTCCTTAAAATCTCTATCTTCTTCACCTTTAACTCTCCAGTTATTCATAGTCGCGCTATAAATAGACTGTGAATCAAAATCATCTTTTGCAATTAATGCTTTATCTGCTGGAACAGCATGTATATTTTTCAATATCTGATCATCATAATTCATTCCATAATGAGATAATGATGACAGTATTTTTGAAACGAAATTTTTCTTTTTATATTGTCCATTATTAAGAACCTGTTGAGTCAATATATTTGATTCAATAGCTTCCATAATAGATTGCTCATTTTCTAATATACTATTTAAATTTCCGAAAATCATATTCCTATATTAAGATATATATTCAAATAAAAATAATTTTATTGTATTAATTATTAAAGTTTTTTTGAATTTATTTTATTTATTACTATATTATTTTTGTACATGATAACAAAGAAAAATAAAAATGTAAATGTTTTACAAATAAGGGATGACATTGTTTTGAATGTCAATAATATTGATGTTATTTTAAAAACAAATTTAAATCCTAAAGATAATGCACATTTAAAAGAAGATATGTATGTTATATATTTGAATAACTCAAAATATTCATACATTATGATAACTCAAGAAGAATTTAATACGTATATAAAACCTAAGTTATAAATCATTTATTTAAAAAAATTATCTTATAATGGCAAAAACTAGTAAAGATGTCGCCGTTGCTTATAATGCAACAACTGCTGGTTATGATTACAATACTAAGCTCGCTACGCTTACTCCGGCAGAAAAAGAACAGTATCGT